AATAACACAATACTCATCTTTTCACCTCACAATCCAAAAAAGCACACCATTCTATAATCTCCTGATTGTCTCACAAGCAACCAGTAGTTCAAGTTCTGTGTCACAATAAATACATCCATCAATTGCTCCAAATTGATTAAGAATATCCCAATCGAAGTATCCATTGTAATCACACATCGCAACAGAATAGTTCTTATTCGACTTAAATTCTTTTATGTGTTCTCCGTTTGGTTTATATGTATCAACACCATTATTTTCTACAATAGAAGCAACCCATCCATTCGGAAATACAATACTTCTATCGCTTGTATGGCGATGCTCTCCATAATCATTTACCACTTCTTTTAATCCGTATTTTTCTGAATATTCTTTTAACATTTCCATCTGTAAACCTCCTAGTTTTCCAAAGAAAAGAATTTTTCTAGTAATCTGTGGCAATATATATACCAAAATCATTGAATCTGACTTCTTTGACATTACCCACTAACAAACTCAAATCGTAAAGCCTATTAAATTTACTCATCGCATCTTTAAGTGAATCTGCGTAACATATTGCCACATCATCTGAATACTTATGTCCTTCCATGACATTCGGTTTTGAATAGCAATACAATTTTTGTGGTTTGTATGTACTAACTAATTTATCCATGATGACCTCCTACTCCATTAATTCTTCTTTGTTTTCTTCTTAACAATCTTTTCTACTTTTGCTTTAGCAATCTTATTATCTACTTTGGCAAGATCTCCCTTGAATGATCCAGTTTGGTTACATGTAATTCCCATGTTTTGTTCTCCTTTCTATTTGGATATATCGTTTGTTTATTGTAAAATTGAACCACATCTTATAGTGTCAGTCATTTCTGTCGTGCTATCATCGCACTCATGAACAAAAACAGATTAAGAATTTCAAATCTTGAAACCTATAGCTGGGCTAGCTGGATTCGAACCAGCGAATGCAGGAGTCAAAGTCCTGTGCCTTACCGCTTGGCGATAACCCATTAGGCAGACAACTTTAGTCAAGTCATCTACTTACTTATTCTCTCTTATTTA